GGCGAGCAAACGACAAAGTGAGAAGTATCAATGAGTCATGATAGAGGATGCCCTTGCGGTAAAGAACCATATGAATACGCCGACTGTGTAAAGCAAGGCTGTTTTAGAAAGGAAAACAAAGTGGAAAATACTGGCGGACGCTATGAAAAGCAGCACATTGAAAGGACAGACAAATGAATGACGAACTAGCAATGCTTATAGTCACTGACGTGAAAGAAAACGAAGATAGCTCAGCAACGTATACCTTCAACATTGATGACACCTCAAGCAAGAAGATCACAGAGTTGGGGCTAGAGCTTATCTTGACCTGTGCTGCATACGGATTAGATATTGCTGATGCCTTGAAGGTCTTGGCTGACTACGGTAAGTCTATTGAAGGTCCGTACACAACAGAGGAAGTAGAGGAGTTACTAAATGATGCGTAAGTTTTATGTTGAATACAGCGAAGAAGACGACCTCTGGGACATCATGGAAAATGAAGGTGGTCAAGAGCATGGTGATTTTTATGACACATTAATGTTTTCTGTCATCTCAGAACAAGATGCTCTTCTTGCAATAAGGTTGCTGCAAGAACTTCAACAAGGAGAAAACAAATGAAAACCCTTAAAGAAAAATTAGTTGAGCGTTTGCTTAACGGTAGTGACGACCTTTTTTCTGAGTTCGTTATTGTAGGTCTTCAAAGCGACCTTGACTTAATCCGTGACGAGATTAACTTGCTGCTGACTAAAAAGAAACTTGAAGAGTTTCAGTTCGAAGAGTTCAAAGAGCTTTATCAAGATTGTAAAGCTATTGTTCGAATTCTGGCTTATCATGGTTATAAGGGCTATGAGGACCAAGTCCTTCTAGATAAGGCTTGGGAAAAAATCTTAGAAAAGCTTGACTAACTTTTAAAAACCTGGAGAACAACATGGACGATAACTTCCTTTTTGAAGTGAATGAAACCACACAGCACGAAGACGGTTCTGTTACTTTTCAAATTGATATCGGAGTAACTACTGCTAAAATCTTTACAGACGCAGGTATTCAGCTAGTACTACTTTGTGCAGCTGCAGGCATCAGCGTACCGGAGGTTTTTGATATGATTCACAAAATTGCAGATGAAAGAGTAAAAGAAGCCGATCAACCAGAAGAAGAGTCTAAAAGTTGGACTACTTCTTCTTATATGGGATAGAAACAATGAACATTACCTTAGATACAGACGAGCTAGGTATTTGGCTTATTAACGAGACTGAAACAGGTCCAGAACAAATGGGTCACATCTCTTGGAAAGAAGTCACCCGTGGGGTTCAGCAGTGTTTGCTGCAAGAGAAGTTTCTTATTGTATTGCAAAACATAGATAATAGAGGAAGTAAAGGAGTTACTAAATGAGAACCCTTAAAGAAAAACTAGTTGAACGTCTAATTGAAGGTAGTGATGACATCTTCACAGAGTTTGTCGTGGTAGGATTAGAAGAGAGCCTTACGGTTATCATAAATGAGATTACTCGTCTGGTGAATAAGCCTAAACTCAGTGACATCGAACACACTGACCTAAACTCTTTGTATCACGATGGCAAAGCTACGATCACAGTGCTGCAATACTATACTGCTGATGACTACTCGATAGAGCGTAAGATAATCAATAGTGCTTGGGACAAGCTGATGAGTGGGGTATTCTGATGAGTATTCACTGGCATTACCAGATCATGCGACATTTAACAGACAAAGGAGAGACGTACTATGCTATGCACGAGTACTACCCCCTGTCAGAAGGTGACGGGTGGACTAAAGATCCTATCAGTATTGACGGAGAGTCTTTAGGGGATATAGTCTGGATGCTAAAAGCTATGTTGAACGATATTGAGAAACATGGAGTAAAAGATTATGACAATGAATAACCATGAAACGTTGCCGATCTCCGAAGATGAATTAGGTATTAAATATCAAGAAGTTAATACACTTGCAGCTAAACTTTTGCCGGTGTTACTTGCCGATCTTGAAGCGGTTATGACAGACAAAAATTTACTCAAAGAGTATGAGGTTAAACTCCTTGGTGAACTCTATGCCCGTATGGTTGTGTCTGCATGCTTAGGTTACTGCCCAGATGTAATAGGGCGGGATGCTATTGAAGGGTGTAATCGGTTGATTAAACTTACAGAGGAGCAAAACTATGACAATGAATAGAATGTTAAGTGAAGTTTATAAAGAACTCGAACGGTCTGACGGAATTTACGACTTTGAAGATGCTGTAACGGTTGTTCGACTTCGGTTAGCACTTAACTCTTATGAGTTAGATCGTCTTGGTTTTAAGAGTGAGATTAAGTTTTCAAAAGAACAACAAAGGGAATACAAGGAACTGCTTTTAGATATAGCTGCACTTAAGCACGTTATTAAATTTTTTGAAGTAGCGAAGGATTGGTAATTAGATATGAAGTTTACTCACACTGATGAAGACTATACGGTAACTTTAAAGTTACACAAGCAAGACCTTTCACTAGACGAAGTTCTGCAACACTTTGAATACTTTTTAAAAGGTTGTAGTTATGTAATTGACTCTGATCAATTCTTAAGCCTAGAAAAAGACCTGTAATAAATTATCTAAAGGAAGTAACTATGAAGCCTTATGAACTAGAAGGACCAATTATAGCTTGTTGGGAAATTTGTGAAGATCTTAAGTTCTTGTCTAAAAACAGTGAAGATCAAGAAGCTATGCAAGTTCTAGACGGTATCCGCCGCCTTTACTACTGGAAGTTTGAAGAGCTGTTCAACAAGTTTGAAAAAGTTTGTGAAGAAGCTAGGCTTAAAAACTAACAACCATTATAAACTGTAAAAGGAAATACTATGGCTTATGTGATCTTTTCTATTGATAATGTGACCAATGTGCATACCCTTGCCAAGTTCTTGCGGCATATGGACACCCAAAAGGCCCTTGGTAATATGGAGGGTAGGATGAAAACCCTAATTGGTAGCTACCTTGGTGTGATGGGGTATTCATTCGTGTGCAATGAAGCAGACTTCAACAACCATGTGGAAACCCTGGGGTTTACCTCTGGGCAAGAGTCCATCTTGAAACTCACTAACACCTCTAACGGTCGTACCTCTAAGCGGACACTCGCAAGCCTTGTCTATTCTAGTGGTGACATTGAGAAGTTAGGTGAGCTCAAGTCAGTGTCTAAGGATGATGCCTTAAGTGAAGATGGGTGGACCTATGACCCAACAACTAATCAATACTTTATTGTGGAGTAAAACTTATGACTTATGAGTGGTGGTTTGAAGGTGAATTCGGAATAATCGGCGGTGAAATTAACGCAGATAACCTAGAAGAAGCCAAAGACCTTATGGAAAAACTTTTTCGGGAAGATGTAGGGTCCGACGGAGAGCTTACTGATGAAGACGGAAATTCGACCTATATCTGGAGGGTATGACTATGACTGTAACAGTGTCTGCGCAAGTGATGGTGCAAAAAGCTTTTGATAAGTTTTATCAAAAGATGAACGACATGTCTTTTCAAAGTTTTATTGAAATAATGGGGGATGATTTACAAGACCTTGAAGAAGCTTGTAGCGCAGCTTCTACTTCTCAATATAGTACAGAGTACGAAGAGGCTTATAAAGACGGCTTTGAAGTAGGGGCTTCTGAAGGTCGCAAAAAAGGTTTTAAAGACGGTGTCAACTATGCTTTGAAGGACTTGTAATATGTTTACAGTAGAGATGCAAGAGCAAGAAACAGAGATTACTACACTGGACGAAACTGCTCGTTTTGAAGATGTCTCTGTGTTTATTGACAAAGACGATCGATGCTTTATTCGTCAGTGGTGTCCTCAACTTAATAAGTATGAAGTCATAGAGCTTTCTTGGCAACAGCTTTTAGACATTAACGCTGCCCTAAACAGTCCCGTTGGGCCTTTCCACATTAAAACAGGAAACTAAATGAAACTTACAAATGAAGTCTACTCAAAACTTGCCGTAGAGTTTTTTAACGACAACCACAAAAACTCTAAAGAACTACACGTAGGACTTTTAGAAGAAGCTCACGAAGTAAAAGAAGCTATTAAAGTGGGAACCCGTAAAGATCTACTTGATGAGCTAGGCGATGTTCTGTGGTATGTTACTGTAATGGCACACTGTGAGGGGAGCAGCCTGTCAAAGCTTATGATGTACACCTTAGAAAAGCTAGAGGACAGGAGACTTAACGGTAAGAAAAGTAACACAAAAAGATACCTGACGTTAAAGAACAACGAGGAGTAAACTAATGGTCTATACTTGTGATAATTGGGTAGTTATTAAGTTCAAAGGTAAAGACCTTCACTATCGAGTCCTAACAGGAACCTCCGGGGGTTACTTGTCAGGGAGTAGTTGGCGGTTAAACAGTGGGGTTGTAAGGAGTGAGTTTGATGGAGACTATTATTATTTCTACGGATCTAGTGGAAGCTGTTACAAGTGCTATGTTGATAGTTATTGTCTTAGAATGAATAACGCCCACGTCTGGGATCATTGTCAAGAAATACACGGTGACAAGGTAGAACTCATGTTAGAAGATACCAACTGGCTAACCATAGATTGGAGTATTAAAGAATGACTGTAGCAGTAGTAGATGGTGATGTGTTACTTTACATGTCCATGTGGGGGAAAACCTCACTAGAAGAAGCTAAAGAAGAGTTTAAGGCTAAGTTTAACTCAGTACTAGAACAACTGTTCACCGAAGACTACGTCATGGCCATGGGTGGTCCTGACAACTTTCGTAACGATCTGTATAGTGAATATAAAAGTTCACCTAGCAGAGTAAAGTCAAGCTCTACAAAACCTGAATGGTTTAACGAGCTGAAGTCTTGGACAGTTGATTACTATGAAGGCTGCATCTTAACAGACAACTGTGAGGCAGACGACATGATTCGGGTTTGGAGTCTGGAGTTATATAAGGCCGGAAAAGATTATTGCGTAGTTAGTGTTGATAAAGACCTTGATTGTATTGCAGGTAAACACTTAAACCCCCGCAAAGGGGAGGTTTATAAAGTTGACCAAGAGTGGGCTGATTACTTCTATTGGAAACAGCTTCTAATGGGAGACAGCGTAGACAACATCCCTGGCCTCCCTGGAATTGGCCCTAAGAAAGCAGAGGCTATTTTGGCAGGTACTACAAACCATCGAGAGCGTAAAAAGATAGTTTGTAAAGCTTACTATAACCAGTTTAAAGAGGAAGGTTTTAATCATATGCTCCTGAACGGAAAACTCCTGCATATTTGGCGTTACATTGGTGATCATTTTTCGATCGACAAAGAAGTTTATAATGACGCCATTAAAGACTGAGTTAGGCCACTGGGAATACAACTACAAAGTGGATATTGAAGAGTGGTTTGGTTTTATTTACTGCATTGAGAATAAAGTTACAAATCAATTTTACATTGGAAAAAAACAACTAAGACACGCTGGTAAGAAAAAGTCTAAGACTTATGGTAAACCTATGCTTTGGAAAACCTATACTGGCTCCTCTATTGCCTTAAACAGTGACATAAAAAAGTATAGAAAAGAAAACTTTAAGTTTGAGATTATAGAGTTTTATAAAACAAAAGGCGGACTATACTATGCAGAAGCTTACGTTCAAATGCTATCAGACTCTATGACAGAGTACTTGAGCGACCTAATAACACCTCGCTCATATAATCGACAAATTGCAGCTATCAGGTTTGTTCCAAAAGAGCATCCTACTAAAAAGACTAAAGCTTTTGTTAGCAAGTTAAAGGAAAGGTATATTGTATGAGCATGTCACCAATAGCCCCTGCACTTTGGATTGCAGGAATTTTAACGTTGTTTCTTCAGTTGTTTGATTATGTTTTAGCTATCGGTTTTATAGACCCAATTATCTCTTTAGTGTTTTTCTTTTTAACTCAGGAACTGAGTAATTTCTTTGCTCAAATGACCATTGGAGAAGATAATGGGGAAGATAGTAACTAAGAATCAACCTTGTGAAAACTGCGGAAGTAGCGATGCTAAACAGACTTATGATGATCAATCGAGTTACTGTTTTTCTTGTAAGAAGTCAAGAAAAGGGAATAGCTCAGAAAGAGAAGTTGTGACAGAGACTAATAGTAACTATTACGGACCCCGCCTTGATGAAGTTCGGGACGATTATCCTTCTCGCGGATTTAAAGAAAGAAACATTAAAAAGCAGGTTGCTGATCATTATAAAGTAAAGGTTTCTTACGATATTGACGGGCAGATTGACACTCACTACTACCCTTATACTTCGAGTGGTGCAGAGATTACTGGTTACAAAGTAAGACAGCTACCTAAGATTTTTAGACCTAACGTAGGTAAAGTTAGTTGCGGGTTGTTTGGTCAAAGTCTTTACAACGGTGGTAAACGCCTTGTGATTACTGAGGGTGAACTTGACGCTATGGCAGTTCAAACTGCTAACTTTGAAAAGTACAAAACCTTTTATCCAGTAGTTTCTATTCGGTCTTCAACAGCTACTAAAGACCTTATCGAGGTAAGAGACTGGGTTCGTCAGTTTGACGAGGTAGTCTTGTGGTTTGATAACGACAAGCAGGGCAAGGACGCTACTAAAGAAGCCGCTCGTATTATTGGTTATGATAAAGTTAAGGTAGTTAACTGTTCAGAGAATGACGCTTCTGATCTTTGGATTAAAAACCCAGACGAGGTTTTGAAAGCTATTTGGAATTCTTCAGACTACACCCCTGCAGGTATTCTAACTACAAAAGAGCTATGGGATCAGCTAGAAAACTATAACTCTCTTGAGTCAGTACCTTACCCTGAGTTTATGGCAGGACTGAATGAGAAGCTTAAAGGTATGCGCTTCGGTGAAATTACTTTGTGGACTTCTGGCACGGGTTCAGGTAAGTCTACTTTGCTTAGGGAGATTGCTTTTAACTTGCTTGAGGCTACTCCTGACAAGATTGGTATTATCTCTCTTGAAGAGTCACCTGCCGAGACTGCTCGCAAGATGGCAGGTATGGCCCTAAACAAAAACCCTGCAAAAGAGGAGTTATCACTTGAAGAACTTAAATCTGGTTTTGAAAAGGTATTCGGCACGGATAGAGTTATGGTCTTGGACCATCAAGGAAGTCTTTCTGACGGTTCTGTCATGGATTTTTTGGAGTACATGTGCCTTAGTGGTTGCAAATATTTATTTGTAGACCACATTACAATTCTTGCGTCAGAGGGTGCAGAAGGGCTAAGTGGCAACGAAGCTATTGACTTGATTATGAATCAGTTACTCAGGCTTGTTAAGAAGCATAACGTCTGGATTGGTTTGATCAGTCACTTGAGAAAAACAGACAATAAAGGCAAGTCTTTTGAAGAAGGCAAGCTACCCTCGATGGATGACATCCGTGGCTCTGGCTCTATTAAACAAATTAGCCACGACATTATTGCTTTTGCAAGGGACGTTGGTGCTGAAAACGAAGAACTAAGAAACATTATTAAGACAAAGGTTCTAAAGTGTCGTTACACTGGTTTGACAGGCCCTTCTGGGAACTTGTCTTATAACTTTGACACAGGTCGTCTTAGCGGGTCTAACATGGCGATACCTGACGATAAAGAAGAGCGGTTTGAAAGAGTCTAATGGAATTTAAATTTGATGAAAACCATTTAGTATTGATCTCTATTATGCTTCAGTTGTTAGATCGTGTTCAAAACACTAACGACCTTAACCCTAACGTACAAGAGTATATTAATGGGTTATGCGAAGAATTTAAAGAAGTAACCGCAGAAGAAGAAGGTTACTACGAAGCAGTATATTATTATGCTGACATATTTTTTAACAAACTATACGGGGCCAAGGAGACTCTGCACTAACTATGGAAACAATTATTAAGGAACTTAAAGCAGCTAACTTTACTAAGAAAGACTTTGAAGCTTGGCTTGAAAACGATAACGTAAAACGGATTTACAGCTTGAACAAAGAAAAGGTTGATCTTCTGAAAGACCTGTGGAAAGGAACTCCTTTCGAAAAGCAAGCAGAAGTAGTAGCAGAAAATACAAAGGCTTTTATTGAAAAGTCGGAAGAGTTTGCAGAAGAACTCAAAAACCACGCATTTAAAAGCTATGAAGCTGAATAAGACAGCTAGTCTTAATAACAATAAGAAACAATGCGCGCACTGTCAAAGTGAATTCACTCTAGGTATGTACTCCAGGTGGCACGGCGATAATTGCAAGCAAATAAAGGATTAAACAAATGACCCCCTATGAAAGCTTTATTCACTTGTCGAGATACTCTCGGTTTCTATATGGCGCGAACCGTCGTGAAACTTGGGGTGAAACCGTTGACAGGTTAATTTCTTTTTGGAAGAAACAAATTGGCAACAATGTTATCACCGAAGAAGAATTTACGACTCTACGTACAGCAATCTATAATCGTGAAGTAATGCCTTCCATGCGATCCATGTGGTCTGCAGGAGATGCACTCTCTAAGAACCACTTCCGAGGCTATAACTGCTCTTACAAAGATGTTGATCACATTCGAGCCTTTGATGAAATTCTTTATATCCTTATGGCAGGAACCGGCGTAGGTTTTGGCGCCCGCGCTAAAGACGTAAACAAGCTCCCTATTATTAATGATAACTTTGTAAAGACAGAGCGCATTATTCCTATTGAAGACTCTGCGGAAGGTTGGGCTAAGGCCCTTCGGAAACTTATTGCAGAGCTTTACTTAGGTAACATTCACCAGTGGGATTATTCTAAAATCCGACCAGAAGGTGCCCGACTTAAAACTATGGGCGGTCGTGCAAGTGGCCCAGAGCCGCTTAAAGACTTGTTTAACTTTGTAACAGCAATGTTTAAAAATGCTGCTGGTCGTAAGCTTCGTCCAATTGAAGTACACGACATTATTTGTAAGATTGCGGAAGTAGTCGTAGTGGGGGGCGTCCGCCGCTCTGCTTTGATTTCTATTTCAGACTTGGGCGACCCAGAGATTCGTGATGCAAAGTCTGGTCGTTGGTGGGAAACCGCTTCACACCGTGCCTTGGCTAACAACTCCGCAGGTTATGAAGTCAAACCATCTATGACAGTATTTATGGATGAGTGGATTTCCCTTGTGAAGTCTGGCTCCGGTGAGCGCGGTATTGTGTCACAGTACGGACTGCAAGCTATGGCACCAGAACGCCGTGATGGAAGCCAGATTGTTGGCCTTAACCCTTGCGCTGAGATTGCACTGCGTAACGGACAGCTGTGCAACCTGACAGAGGTTGTATGTCGTGAAAATGACACTCGTGAAGACCTTATCCGTAAAGTTAAAGCTGCAACTATTCTTGGTACACTCCAAGCTTCTCTTACAGACTTTAAATACGTTCGTAATGTTTGGAAGAAGAACTGTGAAGAAGAAGCACTGTTAGGCGTGTCTTTGACAGGTATTCAAGACTGTAAACTTTTGCAAAAGCCTAACCCCAAGCTTCTTAAAGCAATGAAGCAAGCAGCTATTGAAACAAACATTGAGTATGCTAATCGTATTGGGATTAACCCTGCAGCAGCTATTACAACAGTGAAACCAAGCGGAACGGTTTCTCAGCTTGTTGATAGTGCTAGCGGCATTCATGGTCGTTTCTCGCCTTATTACATCCGCAGTGTTCGTCAAGCTAACAACGACCCCTTGACACAACTATTGAAGGACCAAGGAGTTCCTAACGAACCCGACGCAATGAACCCTGCTAAGACTACTGTGTTTTACTTCCCTATCAAGTCTCCAGAAGGCGCTATTCTGGCTAATGAACAGTCAGCTATTGAGCAACTTGAGAACTGGAAAGTCTTTAAAGAACATTGGGCAGAACACTCTGTTTCTGTAACTGTGTATGTTAAAGAAGACGAGTGGATGGAAGTTGGTAGCTGGGTTTACAAGAACTTTGACTACATCACCGGCATTAGCTTCTTGCCTTACTCTGATCATACTTACGCCCAAGCACCTTATCAAGACTGCATTAAGGAAGAATATGAAGCCGCAGTTAAAGCAATGCCTGTTGTAGACTTTTCTAAATTGTCTCTGTATGAGTTTGAAGATAACACAGAAGGCGCTCAGACTTTGGCGTGTGTTAGCGGAGGCTGCGAAATCTAAAGTTAGTTCTCTCTGCATTAAGCAGTGTAAAATAGAAGGTGCCTACTGCAAAGGGGGTGGTAAGCACCTAGACGACATTAGACCTTGGAGCAAGTACTCTGACGAACAACGTCTTAGTATTATGAAAGAGCTTGATACCTGACGTTAAAGAACAATATATATAATCTTAACAAAAAGTGATAAAAAATGAAAACTGAAGTAGTTGTAGGAAAGCTTCTTGGCTGGTCCTTGGGGGTCGTCTTTGCCTCTGTTATTCACACTTGGCTTGGGCTTACTATTCTGGGTTATCTTGGCTGGATGCCATGAGTGAAGTGTTAGTATCAGCCTTAGAAGTTGTTTATTATAAAAATGAAATGGAGGAAGAGTAATGTTTGCTGCAATTCTAGTAGTGTGTAGTGTTGAGACTAACGACTGCACAGCTACCTCACATGTTCAAGTGTTTGAAGAGCTTTCTACTTGTCAACAAGAAATTATTAATGGTAAAGAGTTTTTTACACAAGAGAACTTTAGCTACGTAGACGCAGCTTTCTGTGTTAAGATTCCAGAAGGAGACCCTGCATGAGTTAATTTCGAAGATACGTTAACTATCTTGCTACTTGGCGACAACATCGCAATGCTATTAAAATCCTTAATGCTCTTACCGACAAAGAGCTAAAGGACATTGGCATTAACCGTAACGATATTGATCGTTTAGTTTGGCTACAAGAAGATAAAAACAAAAGAGGAAAGACAGAGTAATGTTTTTCGATTTTTATAAAGATATAAAAACCTTTTTAAAAACTTAGTCAGTAGCTGATGAGTTCTTAAAAGAAATTAAGCTGCCAAGAGAAGACCTTATTAAAACAATTAACTTAGAACAAAAAGAAAGCAAAAAGAATGTCTGATGACCTTACAAACGAAGATTACGAAGCCCTTATCGAAGATACCTTTAACGACTTTATGGAAGATGGTTTCGATTTTAGTTCGGATATGACTTTCGACGAAGTGTTTAAGTCTTTCTTTAAAGCAGGGTTCGAAAGCGCCTTGGCCGTCTTGGAAGAAGAAGAAGAAGAAACCGAGGAATAACTTTTGATTTACGTTATAGGCAGGAATAATTGTCCTTGGTGTGATAAGACTAAAGAGCTTCTAGACACTAATAATCAGGACTACACTTATATAAATATGAGTGATATGAATGAAAGTAATTATACTCTTTTTAAGGGTTTTATAACTACCTTCTTAGGCATGAGTACCTTACCTGTTGTTATTGATGTAATCGGTGGTTATACAGAACTAGAAAGAGAATACAATGGAACCTAAAAAGAGGGGTCGTAAGCCCATCTCTATTCCCAAGGATGGTTCTAAGATTAAACTTCTTCACACTCCTAAAACAGCTAAAGAAGATATTCTTAAGAAGTACAAGAACACTACAGAGTGGGGTATTTACGGGATTGATCGGTTTACTTTAGGATTTATTGACCTACTATGGAAGAACCCTGAGATTAGTTTTTATGTCACTGATACTAACGAAAGTAGGCTAGATAACGCTAATAGAACCTTTGGTCAAAGAAGCTTCTCTATGTATCGCTGGAACGTCTACCCCACCTCTGGCTTTATTGAAGAACCTCCGGCGGGTGTTATCTTATGCTCTAAAGAGCTGTACTATGAAGCACTTAAACGACCTAACCCTTACGGTGTTAAACTAGTACTCTTGGAAGAAGTTGATTAATGACTGAACTGTTTGTTACCGATAGCCGTAAGACTTTACTAGTTGAGATGGTTAAAATTAAGCACCCTTCCGACGATGACCTTCGAGAAGTAATGACTGTACTTTACAAAAACAAAGAGTATGAACTTACTTATGACTTATTTAGACAAGACTATTACGGTGAAGTAGCTGGTAGCTATGGAAGTGTAGTAGCTTAACCGCTCCCCTTAGTAACTCTCTTTGTTGTCCTTATGGATGACTTAGAGGGTTGCTAGGGGGAGTAATTATTTTTTTTTTTTTATTATAACTCTCCCTAGCTCAACTGGACAGAGCAAGTCACTTCTAATGACTAGGTTACAGGTTCGAGTCCTGTGGGGGAGGCCATAATAACAATAAGCCCCCTTGGTGGAATGGTAGACACGAAAGACTTAAAATCTTATGCTTATAGCGTACCAGTTCGAGTCTGGTAGGGGGCACCATGTCAGGGCAGGTTAGCAGGTTACTATAGTTAGTCAGGCGTCATAGCTTGTAACCTTGGGGTTCAATTCCCCAACTGATACCAATAACATTATAACAAAAATATCATAAAACTGATACCTGACGTTTAAGAATAATTCTCCTCAAACGAGTATAAACTTACTGTCTAAGCTCTGCCTAGAAGATACCGAATAAGACTCTCTACTGACATCTGAAAGAGAACTCTTACTTGTGACTTGTCACAGATAACCCCCGAAGATGTCACTCCCATAGTCTCCTGTGGAAGAACTTGATAAGCCTTTTGTGAAGGTTTATTCGGTTCTTTACGGGGGTTATTAAGGTATCTTCTAGGTATCTTAGATACATAAATTATTTTTATTATTTTTATGATAAAACAGATTAGGTACACTTTGGTACTAATCTATGAATTATTATTAATTACAATTGTTTAGGTATAAGTAGTCACACTTTGGTACTAATCTATGAATTATTATTAATTACAATTGTTTAGGTATAAGTAGTCACACTTTGGTACTATTTACTTTTAAAAAATTTCTTTTGAAAAACTTTTGAATGACCACTCGCACAGAAAGGATCTTCTAGTATGGTTGATATGAACACAAAACGCCCTGTTGGAAGACCTCGCCTTGATGGCAAACCCGCTGGTACTGTCCCTTGTAACAAGAAAAAAGGTATGAAGAATGGCGGTAGTAGAGAGGGCAGTGGTCGTCCTAAAGGTTCTAAGAACATTAACTCTCTTGCCTCTGTAAAGAAGCTTGAAGAGCTTGGCTTTGATCCTATTGTCGAGATGGTTAACCAGTTTCATGCTATTGATGATGCTTTAGCTTCCGGTGACATCCGCATTGGCTCTGGTGCTTATGCCCAGTTAATTGCTACTAAAGGTCAACTCATCAATAACCTGATGCAGTATGGCTATAAGAAGATCCCTGATAAACTTGAGCAAGAGATTACGGAGAAGCGTCCTGTGTCTATTGTTCTTACTGATTCATCTACTAATAAGGAAAATAAAAATGAGTGAAAATAACTCAAGTTGGGGTATATCTAAGAGCATCACCATGTCATCGCTTATTGCTATTACTCTCCAGACAGTTGCTCTTGTCTGGTACATTTCTGCTCTAGACGCTGCTGTTAGTACTAATACACGAGAGATCGCTAGGCAGGAAATCCGTTTGAATGAAATTGAGAAAACTTCTCAAGCTCAAGCTGTTATGCTAGCCCGTATTGATGAGAACATCTCGTCTATTCGTGCTTCTCTTGAATCTGTTTTAAAAAGAATTGGAGAATAACTATGCCAGCAGGAAAAGGTACTTACGGAACTAAAGTAGGTCGTCCACCCAAAACACCTAAAGGTGGTAAGAAGAAGTAATGGCCAGAGCTAATCCAACCCTGTGGGAGAAAGCTAAGTCAGATGCTGTTTCCCGTATGGGAGGTAAGCACTCTGCTAGGGCTATGCAACATGCAGCTAGTACTGCCAAGAAGCGTAAAGACACCAAGGCAGGTAAGCAGTATAGTTCACAGCCTAAAAAGAAATAGTTAGAAGAACATAATGTCAGAAATCAGATTACATGATAAACAGTCAGAAGTCATCAGAGACTTATTTATAGATAAGACTTGTCGATATTCAGTGGTTAATGCTAGTCGTGGCTTTGGCAAGTCTTACTTAGCAGCCACTGCCGCTATTATTGCCGTGCAGGAACTCATGGAGCTTCCTGATGACGTGCCTAACAAGAACGTTGCACTCATCGCACCCACTTACAGTCAAGCTGTGGAAATTTACTACCCACTAATTGCTTGGCAACTTGGTATGGAAGACTTTGCAGACAAGTCCTCTAAAGCCTCTGGTACGTTCTGGTTTCCTAACAACGTTCAACTAAAGCTATGGTCCTATGAAGCGTCTCAGCGTATGCGAGGTACTGGTCAGTACTTCGTAGTAGCAGATGAGGTTACTTCTTGGAAGGGTGCTGGCATGAACCTAAAAGAGTCTTGGGAATCTATTATTCAGCCTTGTGTTTCGACACGTTGGTCAAGACAAAATGCCAAAAGATTTAATGCTAATCCAGGACGTGCGCTTATTATCAGTACCCCAAGCGGGTACGATTATTTCTATGACATGTTCAATAGACAAGACAGCGACAAAGATTGGAAGAGCTATCACTATACTTATAAGGACTCTCCTTACCTTGATGAAGAGGAGATTGAGAGTGTTAAACTAACCCTTGACCCCCTAAAGTTCGCCAGAGAGTATACAGCAAGCTTCGAAGACTCTGGTACTAACGTATTCTATACCTTTAGCCGTAAAGACCATATCAACAAAGACCTCCCTTACTTCGAAACAGGGGAAGATGTTCATGTTGCTATTGACTTCAACGTCGGTGATTTTAAATTAGCCGACTTTAAATCTCGTGAATTCAGAGAAACCCTAAGTACTGTCTATCAGTATATGGCAACCCTGAGCGAAGCCTTGAGTAAAATAACTCTTGGAACGTGCAACGACTATCCAGCAATGGAGTACACCTAAGTAGGTGGAAGCGCGAGGCTACACTAGTTGTGTAGAAGATATAGTCTGGTCTCATGTGAAAGCATGAGCAGAAGTAAGTTATGTTACCCTGAAAAGGGGACTTAACATGAAAAAATGTTGTATATGCAAAATAACTTACTTCGGGTAAAGCCTAACGAACTTTACTGAACATAAACGATAATGGCTTCTGTTATCTTTGCTTTAAGGGGCAATCAGATACACATACTAGATGAAATGCAAGGCCATCCGGACACGGAAACCTTAGCTAATGCTTTAAAGATTAAGTATGCTGGCCACAAGATTATTTCTTACCCTGACCCTAGTGGTCGTGCTAGGAAGTCCTCTGCTGCTGTTGGTACTACAGACTTTAGTTTGTTACAAGGCGCAGGTATTGCTACTCGTGCGCATAGTAAAGCACCACCTATTATTGATAGTGTAGCGGCTGTAAACAAGAAGTTTATGAATGCTGCTGGTACTATTGATATGTATATTCACCCTAAGTGTGTTAACACAATCAAATCAATCGAGAGAACCCAATGGGTCGAAAACAATCCCGACAGTGCAGTCATTGACAAAAAAGAAGGTGTAGAACACTGGTCAGATGGTTTGCGCTATGCTGTTGAGTACTTGTTTCCAATCCGCTCTGGCACTAAAACTACTGTTAGAGGGTTTGGGTTCTGATCATTTACAATTAAAAGGAATACTATTATGCCACCTAGGGGAACAACCGGCGCGGTATCGCGCAGAGAAAGAGTCATGGCTCGTATTAACAACAGCCGTGTAGGTCAGGCTGTTCGTAAGCGTCAAGGTAACACAGCTTACAAGTTAACAGGCGCTAGAAAAGCCGCTCTTAAGAAGGCTCAAGGTGCTTCTGCACGAGCAAGGAAGATTGCAGGCAACGCCCCTAACGCTGCTAGACGCGCTGTCGGTGGGGCTGCTATTTCAGCTAACCGTTTAGTTAATCGCGCAACAGGTTCGAAAACTTCAGCTCTTAGCAAGCGTATGTCAGCTAAACGTGCTGTGAGTAGTGCTGCCTCTAAAGCTCGCAGTGCTGCTAGCAATGCGGCCTCTACTGTAGCTGGTCGCGTTCGTGACGCCACCCTTGCTGGTCGCCGCCGTGTAAGAGCGCAAACTACTGCAGCAGGCTCGACTGCTCGTAGTACTGCTACTCGTAACGCTGCTGGCCGTAGTCGAAGTGCAGCTATTAACAATGAAACTCAGCGCTTAGTTGCAAGAGGTGCTAAACCGTCTACTGCACGTAGAACCGCTACTAACTTGGTAGACTCGCGTAGAAAAGGAAGCTAAACTAGTATAGAAAACCGATCCCAAGCAGCAGAAAAAGATCGATTAGAAAAGATTTACAGTTCCCCTAATAGGGGCAAGTAATTATAAATACAGTATTAAGAATAGTGCGGTAACTAAACTTACCCATCTGAGGATCGGTAGAAAGGAATTACCATGCCTAGAGCAAGAATTAATAGTGCCTCTAAAGATATTATTGACGACAACGGAGCGGTCCTTGTATCAATTATTGAAGGCGAACAAATTCATTTTAACATGACACTTAACTGGCTAACAAGCCTTCAAGACTATACAATAACCTCCAAGATTGTTGAAGCAGACATGACCGGCGTTATTGTAGGAAACTACCCCACTGTTGTTAAAGCTGGTGGACAAGTTACCACCTTAGCTATTTTAGATGAAAACATTACAGATAACACCTTTAAGCTCGTTATTCCTGAAAGCCTTATTGGTCTTTGGGCTACACAACCAGCCCCAGAAGTTCCAGCCTACGGTTGGATCGGTGTTGAAGTTCGGGACTCCGGCGCAGGCTCTGAACAACAAATCTGGAAGCCCTTTAGAGGATTGGTAGAGGTTCGTTACAGTCCCTCTGAGGAGGTCTAATGGCTAAGTACTCTGTAACGGTTTCTAACACTGATATTGTGGTTGATACTTCAAGAGTGGGTGGTCAAGGTTCTAAGGGTGATAGTATTTCTGCTGTAAGTTTTGTTGACGGTCAGCTTGAAGTAGACCTTACTACTTCTTCAGGCTTTCCTGTTGAAACTTACTCCTTTGATATTTTTGAAGGATCAAGCTTAGTAAACCTTGGGGATGTAGACTTTTTTGAGCTTCAAGATAAAGATGTAATTCTTTATAATGCTGCTGAACAAAACTTTACTAACCACAGGTTCACAACTAGCTCACTGACGGATGTTGACAACACTAATAGGCAGGATGGCTCTATGCTAGTCTACTCTGGTGTTACTTCTAAGTATACAGCAACTACAATTATCAATAACAACAATATTAGCATTATTGGGGGAGACTTCTGATGTCCACTAAAATTATTCTTAAAAAGTCCGGTACTTCTGGCGGCGCACCTCTTGGAACAGACTTGGAAGCTGGCGAGATTGCACTTAACCTTGCTGATCGCAAGATTTATACAAAGAACGGTGCAGGTGTAATTACACGCCTAGACGGTGCTTATGTTGACTCGGTTGCTCCAGCAAATGCTGTTGAAGGTGACTTGTGGTTTGATACTGCAGCCAACCTTCTCAAAGCCCATAATGGTTCTTCTTTTCAGTCTGCTGGTTATCAAACGATTGCTGCACTGGAAGACACAACCATTACAGCTGTTAGTGCCGGTGAAGTCCTTAAGTGGTCTGGCTCTAACTGGATCAACAACACTCTTGCTGAAGCCGACATCCAAGCTGCGTCTAACCTTGTTACTGACGCCCGTAACTCTGTTTCTGTTACAGACAATGGCGGAGATGGCTCTCTGTCCTACAACAGTACGACAGGCGTAATCTCTTACACAGGCCCTTCTGCGGCTGAAGCTCGCGCTCACTTTACTGGTGGCACTGGCGTTACTATTACTAACGGTAATATTGCTGTTGGTCAGCCAGTTGGTACAACTAATAACGTAACTTTCAACAAAGTCACTACTGATCTTATTGAAGGCGGTTCAGTCATTACCATTGACCCCGCTGGTACAGGCGATGCAACTGGTACTGTTGTTATTGCAGGTAGCTTGACTGTCCAAGGTACGACAACCTCTATTAACTCTAATGAAGTTAACATTGGTGACTCTATTATTCTGCTTAACTTCGACGAGACAGGGGTGCCTTCTCAAAACTCCGGTCTTGAAATAGAGCGCGGTACGTCCGCTAACGTCCAGTTTATTTGGAACGAAGCAGACGATGCTTGGGACTTAGGTAACGAAACGCTTCAAAATGTAACTATCGATGGTGGTGTTTACTAACATAAAAGAAAGGTCATAAATATGGCTACTAAAATTATTCCAAAAAAGTCTAGTGTTGTAGGTAAAACTCCGCTGACTTCGGACTTAGATATTGGTGAGGTTGCTATCAACCTTGCCGATAAAAAGATTTTTACTAAAGATGCTGCTGGTGATATTTTACAACTAGGCAACACAGAAGAAGCAAGAATCCCTATTCAGGCGGATGTAGCTCTGGTTAAGGGCGACTTAGTTTACGCTACAGGAGCTGTTGGGGCTTCTGGCAAGATTACAGTAAACAAGTTTATCGCTAATAATACAATCGAAGAGCTTGCTGTTATTGGACTTGCAGAGAGAGACTTAGCGATAAACGAATCAGGGTTTGCGATTACCTTTGGCAAAATTAACAGGTTAGATACAACAGGAGATGCTGTTAGCGAGACTTGGGTAGAAGGCACTATTCTTTATGCTTCTCCAACCACCGCTGGTAAACTTACTTATGTTAAGCCAGAAGCACCTAATCAAAACATTTCTGTTGCTATTGTTATTCGTGCTCACGCTACTACGGGAATTATCTTTGTAAAACCAATTACTGGCTTTCACCTTGGCGAACTTCACGACTTACACGTCCCTAACCCCACTGAAGGACAAGTTCTTGCTTGGGACAATGCTAACGAACGTTGGGAAGCTAAATCGAGTGGGTCCGGTACAGTAACTTCAGTAGCCGCTTCTGGCGGCACTGGTATTTCCATTACCGGCTCACCGATCACTACTAACGGAACTATTACAGTTACTAACACCGCACCCAACGTAACTACCAACTTATCAACAACACATAATGCCTCTACTATTATTGTAAATAGCTCTGACGGCACTAACGCTACGGTTAACGCAGCAACAACGTCCCTCGCAGGGGTCTTGTCTTCAACTGACAAGAACAAGTTAGACGGAATCGCTGCAGGCGCTCAGGTTAACGTAGCTACTAACCTTGGAATTACCGGAACAGGCAACACTAGAACAATTACTTCGTCAACAGGCACTAACGTAACTGTTCCTGTAGCTACTACTACGACTGCTGGTTTGTTGTCTACAAGTGATAAAACAAAGCTTGACGGTATTGCTACCGCTGAGAAGGTTGGAACGATAACAGGCACAACTCTTGACCTGACTTCTGGTAACGTGTTTAGCTACACCCCTACGGCTGAAACTACGTTTGTGTTTAGCAACCCCCCTACGACGGGTACTACCCTCGGATTTACGCTTGAGCTCAATGGTGAATTTATTGATGGCGGCTATGACCTAGCTAATGCAGAGCCACCTGCTTATGGGAGGTTTAGTGTTGCTGCTCAAGAA